TCTGGAGACAGCGAAATGTGGCCATTTTTTACCCGTAGATCGGAATGTAGCCGTCTGCGCTGACCTGCCACGCCTTGGTCGCGGCAGCGTCTTCGTAGACAGGGATGTAGTCAATCCAGGCTTTCTTGCCCGTGGTTGACACGAGAATTTCGGCATCGATGCTGCCGTCGTAAGAATTCTTAGGGAGTGTCGTCGCGGTTTTGACGGGGATGTAGCCAGACCAGCGGGTCAGCCCGGTAAGGCTGGATAGCTTGAATACCACCATCTTGCCGTTTACGGAAGGAAATGTCTGCGGAACCATGACGACCCCCAAGGAAAAACAGGGGGCGCTGGGCCCCCTGTGGTTTAGATCACAGCGCGAGCGATCACCAGTTGCACGGTGGTGGATGCCAAATTGACAGCGCCCCCAGTCGTGTTGGTGCTGGCGATGGTGACCGTGTTTGCAGCCGAGACATAAGCACGACGGACTAGACCGCCTTCGCTGACGCCAGCCGACATGCCGATCACCATATCGCCCAGGGCAACGCCGGGGACAGTAACGGTATCAGTGCCGGTTGCTTGGTCAGCAATTTCAGCCGTGTCCAGAGTGCAAGTAACGTCCCAAGTGTCCGTAAACAGACCCCGGAACTGGTCATTCCCGCGACGGGAAGTAACAGCGGTAGCAGCAGCCATATCAATCTCCTTAAAAAAGACGCCCCCCAGCTTGTGGCCAGGGGGCTAGTCATTAGGCCGGAACGGCCAGGGCGAAGGCGGCAGAGGCGTTCGAAGCAGTGCTGGTGGCGTTGGTGCGCAGCGCCTTGACACCGTAGATGGTGTCGGCGGTGAACAACGTGCCCAGATATTCCTGCTTGTACTGAGTCTGCGAGCGGATGCCCAGTTGCTCGATCAGCACCATAGCGTCGCGGTGGCCCATCAGGCAGATGCGGTCATTGCCCGAGTTGCCAGCGCCGTTGTCGGCGTTGGTGGAGGCGAAGACGGCCATGCCGTACAGTTGACCGATTTCGCCGTTGCGGATCGCATCGCCGTTGCCGATGAAGGCTTGCTCGGTGTAGCGGGCCAGACCCATCAGGGTGTTACGGCTAGACGGGGGGATCAGGAAGAAACGGCCGTCCATAGGAACGTCGTTGTCGTCCAGGCGCTGGATGGTGCGGCGGATAGCGGCATCAGTCAGAGCGGCAGCGTTGGAGCTGGTGCTGTTGTAAGCAGTGGTGCCATCAGAGCCGATGAAGGCCTTGGTGGTGGTGTTGCTGGTGGCGTAGTCGTCGGTGCCAACGGTAGCGCCGTTGAAAGCGCGGCCCAGTTGAACCAGATCGGTGTCGATACGACGAGCCAGAGCGTAACCAGCGTCTTCCGTGTAGAAAGAACGCAGCGAGGTCAGAGCCTGGACTTCGACGATGTCTTCGATCAGCCGGCTGTACTCGTAGTGCTTGTTGATGAGCACTTGGATGTTGCTGTCGGATTCAGCGATCAGGGTCACCGAGTCGGTAGCAGCCTTGGCGTTGGCGGTGCCACGAGCGGGCGACGGGATGTTGACGGTGTCACCCTTCTTGCCCTTGAAGTTCATGCGCTTGACGAGGTTCGCCAGAACGAGGTTCTTCTTATAGGCGGCAATGATTTCATCCGACCAAATTTCGGGGATGAAGTTCGCTGCGGAGGTAACGGTAACGCTATTAGTCGGGGAAAAGGCGGTGTTTGCCATAGTTCAAATCTCCAAAAAAGAATGGGTTTAACGAACCCGGCCCTCTGCGTACGCTTTCATGATCTCATCACTGAGCGATTCGTAGCGGCCAGGGTCAGTCATCTTGAGCCGGATGAGGTCTGCGCGTCGGTAGACTCGCTTTGAGCTTTCACCAGAGCCACCCACATCAACAGTCGCGGTTTTCAGATTTTGCTTCCTGACTGCCTCACCGGCATCTTCAGTCTGCTTGGTCTTAACGCCACGGATCTGCTTGTAGGTTGACAGCAGTTCATTGGCCGAGTCGAAATCAAACTCGCTATCGGCTTTCGCATAGAGGCCAACCCGAATCGGTGAGCTTTTCACCCAGGCTGCAAACTCAGGGTCTTGAACCAACTGAGCGTAGTCGGGGTGCTCTTGCGAGAGCTTTTGCTGAGTCTGCATCCTGCGAAAGTCAGCGGCGGCTTGCCGCGCTGCCAGAACATCAGGGTGCTTCTCTACGGTCTTTAGAACAGCTTTCTTTGGATCCTCAAAGAAATCTACCTCAGGTTCGATCTCTTCCTTAGGTTGTTGCTTAGAACTGAGACTCTGCTTGAGCAGCTCATCTGCGAGTTTTCGCACCTCGCCCACTTCCTGGGCTTGTTTGCCAATCAGCTTTTCAGCCTCTTGGTGCATGCGAATGACCTCTTCCAGACTCTTTGCCCGGTATTTCTCCGGGAGTTCTGGCGCTGCGGCCTTGGTTTCCTCGACTTCGATTTCGCTGGGCGGGTTCTGCTCTTCGTCAATCAACATATTTGGTTCCTGCCAATCTGGTTGTAGGAGATTCAACTCGGCTTTCATGCTTATGAGTTGGCTTTGCGCTCTGCGTTCAACTTCTCCATGTGTTTGCGCTCAAACCGCCCGTATTCGGACGGAAAGTGCCCAGACCACCCTTCGAGTTTGAACGCTGGAGCGCTCATGATGCGTGTTGCATTTTTACCACACGCGCACTGAACGCTGCCCGTCTCATAAACGGTCAGACGCTCAATTATTTGCCCGCATTCGCAGGCGAATTCATACATTGGCATTTAAGTCCTCAAATGCGCGTTCGCTGATCTGCTTGAGATTTCTCAGCCATAGCAAGATTGACAATTCGCCCTTGCGAAATTGTAAGGCGTTGCCGTCCTCAATCGTAGAAATATTGTTTAGCGATTCCAGCATCTTGTCAACATCTTCTATCAGGTCTAACCAGCCCTGCTGGGAGAACATGCTAAATCGTTCTTCGTAATATTTCTGGAGTTCAGGGGTCATGCCATTGCCTGTCGGAGGATAAAGATGATGATGACGCCAATGATGATGACAGCGATGGCGCCGCCGATGATTTGAGCGGCCAAAAGGCGCTGGGCGACCAGATTCTTCCTTGCAATTTTGGATTCGCGTTCCGCTTTTTCCCTGGCTTGGCGAATCTTGGCTCGCTCGATCAGCATCTGCTCCCAGAGTTCGGGGTACCCCCCGTACACCAGTTGATGCTTGAGCTGCTCTTCCATCTCACGCAACTGATTGGCCTGCATGACGATCTCCATTGCCTTGCCCGTATCTGACTGGCCCTTCTTACCGGCATCGTTAGCAGCCTTTTGGACAGCGTCTTTGGCATCAAAAAAGCGACCAAACTCACCGACAAGACCCTGGATGTCTTTGCCGAGTTTGATTGCCTTTTGGATGCCTGCGACAGCAGCCTGGGCGGTGGCGAATGCGGTGATCGGATCTATCACATAAGCACCCAGATGCCGAGCTTGATCAGCCCGATCAGCGATCCGACCAGCAAAGCAGCGACGGCAAAGCCAAGTATGAAGTCAAGCATCATCCTTTTCCTTTTTCGCAATCTTTAGGTGCTGGTGTTTGTACCAGATGTTTACGATCAAACCGATGACAGCGATGATCAAGCCGCCAAACGCCGCAATCTCATTGGCAGTCAGGCCGAAATAGACGGCGCTGGCGCTGCCGCCGTACTGTGCGGTGGTTGCTACTTTGACGACTTCGACGCTCATGGCTTACTCCTCGGCGGGCAATGGTTGGTTGCCTTCTTCCAGCCACTTCAGGTACTGCTGGTAGTCCGTGTTGTCGGGGTCGAAGGGGATGCTCCAGCCGTCTGTGGTACGAACAACAGAAAAGCTCTCGCCGTATGCACTTTTAATTAATTTGTACATATTAAAGCTCCGCACTCCATTCGGTAAACGCCGTTGTTGAATTGTTAGATACGATAACGGTCGCATAACCTACTGTTCCACCAGAACCATTAATTTGTATATTCCCACCAGATGCAGATGTTGCCCCCGAATCAATTACAAATGAAGAAAATGTAATACCTGTAGGAACAGCAAACGAGCCGCCGCTATTGAATGATGGGGCGGAACGCATAAAAACAGGAAAAGGTTTAAATGCGTATGCAATATTTGAGCTAGCTACGTATCCTACGCCATGATTGGTGAATAAGCTGCCGTTGTATCTGATGTAATACCGTTGACACGCCGCAAACTCGCGCCCATAGTCGCGGCGCTCAAACGGCGAGGCGACAGAGCCAGCTTCAAGCTGGACGCCGGTGATGTAGAAGGTGGCTCCGTTGGTACCGACGACGCTGGTTGCGCCGGTTGCGGTGATCAGATTGCTGCCCGCCCAAGAGCCTGCGGTGCCGCTATAGGTTGAGCCAACGCCAAGGCCAAAGTTTAGCCGCAGCCCCGTGCTATTCGTCTTTTCCCAGGTTCCCGTGGTATCCCCGGCCACGGTGACTGTCTTTTGCTCCCAAGTATTGGCCGCGCTGATGGTGTAGGTGAATGGGTAGGAGCGGTTGTTAGCATTGTTCTGCAATGACCCGCCAAACGTGCCGGTCAGTGACGAACGAACCCAAAAAGAAATTGTGAAGGTTGCCGCTCCGGCAGCGCCAAGACCAAAGTCGGCAACGTTGTAGCCTTCTATCATCTGGTAGATCATGTAGTAATCACCAGAACCAACAGAAAAAGCAGATTGGCTAGTTACCCCAAGGTAATTCGTAAAGCCTGCCGGAGGAGTGACAGAACCAGCGTTTTGCTGTGCGATCAGCTTGCCAGTAGTGCTCTGGCTGACTGCCCAGCGGTCTAAGGTGTAGCCGCTAATCGTGTTGGCCGTAGCCGCACCAGCATTGCGCTGGTCTATAGCCATCCCGCCGTTCAGAATCCGATTTCTGAAGCCCATTGACCCCGTGGGTGCGGCCACGCCGTACAGGACGGCATTGCTGGTGCCGTTGGCGTCGTTGATTGTGTTGACTTTTAAGTTAGACATTAGAGGTGCCCTCTAGTGCGGCCTTGATCTCATCCGTGGTAGCCGCAGCGTCAATCTCAGACTGGATCGCAGCGTACTTCTCACGAATGGCCTGACGAGCAGTTTCAGCCGCAACCGCTTCAGACGGAATGGTAGCCTTCAGATCGTAGGGCTTGAACTCTTGCTCCCGAGCAGCACGGCGCATGTCGTGGCCGATGGCCTTGGCTTTGTCGATGTTGATTACGATGCCCATGTCCAGGCTCCACGGAATGTTCTGTCAGACGGAATCTCGGAGACATCTACGATCTCGTAAGGCTTGCCTGCGGGAATATCTTTCATTGCCGCTTCAACAGACTCAGCTGGAATGATGACCGCCACGCCGCCATCGTCAGTAGGGTAAATGATGCGTTGGTTCATGGTGAGTCCTTAGCGAAAGATGGCGACATACACGTAAACTGGGTCATACCTTGCAGCCGCATTACCTTCAAAGGTATAGATATCAACCGACCCTGCCTGTGGGGTCGTGTATGTTGTCGCCATCCCGCCCCAATTTTGTTCCTGCAAACTGGCAGTAAAAGCGTAGTTGCCGTCGGGCATAGCATTAGAAAAATTAACTCGGTAGTTGCCTGTGTTGAAGTCCGTGATGCTCGACACGTTCCCGCTCGCCCGAATCGCCACAGTGCCCGTGCCGTTAAAGTTCACCCAAGCCCGACAAGCATAGACCGGCGCAGAGCCAGAAGCATTGAACTGCGACAGAGTGGATTCAGCCGTGGCGATGGTGCCCGTGTTATCCGGCAGCGTCAGCGTCCGATCCGTATTGCTGTTCGGTGCGGCCACCGTGAAGATGCCCGTGCCGCTGGCGTTGCCTTGAATTTTTACGAGGCTCACAGAGCACCGCCTTTCGGGTACTTGTCTTTCACGGCTTGCAGACGAGCAGCCATGTCAGCAGGGAACACGCCCGCATGGAAAAGGGCATCTAGCTGATCGCCAATTGATGGATACTCCGCAGCGCGGGCCTCTCGATATTTTTCAGCCTCCATTGCGGCGAACTCGGCTTCGATCTGTTCAGGCGTCGGTTGCGGGACATCTGTAGAGTGCCACTCAATCTGGTCGCCACGAATGACGTACTGTGCAGTCGGGGCAAGGCGCGCAAGCGCTTTTGCAAGTTGGCTCATATAATCTCCACCGCCAAGATGGTTGGCGCTTGCCCATTACCCGTTTCGCCATAAGTGAACGAACCGCTTCCTTGATAAGCCTTTGTGGTGTAAGTGTAAGTACCTGCCCCTATGCCAGAATCGATGAAGCAAAGCGCGAATGGAGAGTTTACTGAGCTACCGCCAGCGTTTTCATGGATGATATACTTCCCGATTGCGGTGCTGCCCCGGTAGATTTGCAAGTAATGCCATCCTCCAGATTGATTTGGGTTGCCGTCGCCAGTGCTCACAAGCAGTACAGGTTTGCCCGTGGTGGTGATCGTACAGGAGGCAATTGTTGTGGGAGTAGCCGTATTGACCGTCACCGCTGTGGCGTCCGACACGTTATAAGCAAGCGTTTGATCGCCAGAAATGTACTTTCCGTCTACGCGCAGATTGACTGAAAAGTCACCGCCTGAAGGGCCAGGATATCCGTGAATTCGGAATTCAGTCTGCGGCCCGTTTGCCGTATTGTTGAGGACAGTGATCGTCGGATAGTTATCCCAGTCGCGCGATAAGTTACCCTTCCACACATCCACATCCAGCGTACCGTTGGCGTTAGCGACCAGCTTGTTGCCCCCGCTTGCGGTGAGCGCGACTTGATCCGCAGCAGGAAACGTGATGCCCGTGTTGCTATCGTTTCCCTGCAAGGCGGGAGAACTGGCAGATCCATCGACGCCAGAAATCCCAGTAGTGCCGTTAAGTACGAGGGTCATACCACCGTCCAAGTAGATCCAGAAGAAACCGTCACAGTGATACCGGAGTTCACGGTCACCGGGCCAAACGAGCCGCCATTGTCACCCGAAGCAATCGTGTAGTTCTCGGAGATGGTCTGCGAGTTCACCACGATGCCATTGCTAGCGCGCGGCACAGTGGCCGACAGCTCGCCCGTGCTGGGCTTGTAGAGCAGCTTGGCGTTGCCCGTATAGATCGTCGTGAGCGATCCGCTCGTCGCGTTGGCAAAGAGCGGGTACAGGTTCGTGCTGGTCGAAGTGTCGTTCGACGCCGTCACGCCAGCCGTGGCCCAGGAGGTGTTCGTGCCGTCCGTAGTCAGGTACTTGCCCGAGTTGCTGGTCTGGCTAGGGGCCAGGGCATTGAAAGCCGCATTGGCCGTGGTCTGGCCCGTGCCGCCATTGGCAATCGGCAGCGTGCCGCTGACCTGAGTGGTCAGGCTCACGCCAGAAAGTGTGCCGCCTAGTGTCAGGTTTCCGCTGGAAGTGACCGTGCCAGACAGGCTAATGCCGTTGACGGTGCCTGTGCCGCCTACTGAAGTAACGGTGCCGGTGTACTGGTCATTCGACGTAACCGTAAAGCTCGGATACGTCCCACTAATGCTCGTAGTACCCGCGCCCG